CAGTTTATCTCTGATTGACTTATCAAGTTTTGAAAAGTAAGCTGCGTTTTTTGAACCAAGGTCTACGCCGGTTCCTATTGTTACACCAGATTTGCCTAGTATTTTGCCTTGCTTGTTTTTCGGAATATACCCGTTTATTCTGTTTCCTTCAAGAGCGCCAATGAACTCCCAATCTACATTTCCAGTATCAGCTACAGGAGCAGCCTGAGCGGGAGGCACACTAAGAAGACCAGCAGGGTTAACGGGCATAGGTTCCCCACGGTTTTCTCTTTCAATCTGTTCCAACAGTTCAAAAATCTTTTTCATATCAGAACTTCCCTGTATACCGGAAACCGGCTGTAATATTGTTGAGCAAGCTCTTAACGCTATCGGTTCGCTCAGACACAGGAGCACTAACGTTAGCGGATAGACCACCTTGTGCATAATTGACTCCTACGTTGCCACCCTGCGGTCCATAGTTACCAACCCCCGTGAACCCACTGCCCATAGGCACCTGTGCATTAACGTTGTAGCCCAGCAAGCCCTGCTGCCCTAGGGTGGCCTCTGCGCTGCCCTGTACATAGGGAGAGACAGCGTTAAGGTCCAACCTTGGTGTCAATGTTGGATTAGTCAAGCTAGGGCTACCGCTCACGGTGACGCCAGTAGGGAGCATCTCATTGAACTGCTGCCTAGCAGGTTCTATGTACTGCTCCTTGGCAGCGTCGATAAGCTGCTTGGTATAGTCTACTGTCTCAGGTGCTAGGTAATTAGCTCCCATGTAAGCGGCACCGGCTGCTGCTTCTGGCACAGATGGTAGACGATCCATGGCGTAGTTGAAAGGCTCAGATGCTCCTCCTTCAGCAGCCGCTTGTTCTATCTGGTCAAATATGTTAGCCATTATGCAACACTCCTTGCTATATCAGCGCCCTCTTCCAGACCTGACGTACCTACGCCTTGTATCATACTGGCAATCTGTTGTATTGCTGCCAGCCCTGTGTCGGTTGGGACCATGCTCTGCTGCTGTGGAGGTTGTTCAGGCTGTTCTTGTGGTATCTCCTGCACAGGCACATTCGGCAAGTCTTCATAGGCAGGAAGATTGTCATGGTCCTCTTCCATGTAATTACCTATCGATGCGCCTATGACACCCGCTCTCCCGGCCATTGCAGAGGAAGCAAGAGACTGTGCATTCTTAAGAGCACCTTTGATAGCACCTGAGTTTTTTCTCTTAACAGCCGAGATAGCCTCTTCTGGAGATTTTCCAGCTTTTATCATAGCTTCCATATCTCTGCTGAGTTTTTTCCAAACGCTGGTTCCCGGTCCCATGCTCTTGATCGCGTACATCATAGACAGCGGCCTAGCAATCCCCTTGATGTCTCTCTTGATCACCCCATTCAGCACACTGAACGGAAGCTGGGCGGTAAACAGAGTGCCTGACTCACCAAACTGCGTAGCCCCTCTGGCAACCAGCATCGTTGTGTTCAAACCATCAAAGCCATCTCCGAACAGTTCCTTTAGTTTTTCCTTACCGTTTGATTGTACACCAGTGACCCAATTTTGTGTCACCTTGTTTATAGCAGACAACTGCTCTTCTGTGGTAGCCTTCCCGAACGCTTCCATCAGTTCCGATACAGACTCAGCATAGTGCAGGTCTTGATAAAACTTAGCACCCTTGGGATCAGCACGTTTCATCAAGGCAAGTTTTTCGATAGCTGTGTCAACTGCACCGGTGTTACCAAGCCTGTTTACGGTGCCAGAAACTTCTTTGATAAGGTCTTTGTAAGTTCCGTAGTTGAATGCCTGAGTGAGAATGTTTTGCGCATCGAAAGAACGCGCCGTCTGTCCTTCCTGCGTTTCCCTGAGTAGCTTTTTAAAGTCTGATATATACTCCCTGCCCAGAGCTTGTCTAACAACAACGCCCGTCCTACCGGAACCTTGCTTCATCAGGCTTTCTTCCATCCTGTTTAGACGACCAAGAACTGTTTTAGCTTTTGCCTTGCCAGCCTCTAGGCCACCCTCTCTAAAAGCTCTGCCAACTTCTAGCCGCATATCTCTGACAAAAGTGTGAGACAGTTGTGATATCAATTGATCAGCAGTAGACATACTTAGAAATGCGGGATCATCCGCACCTACTGTTTTTTTATCGAAGGCTTTTCTAAACGCAGACAGTACAGCGTCAATCTCTCCTCCTGCCTTACCTCCGATAAATTTTTTAATCATTGTTTCGGGATCGATGTCAGTACCGTCAAATAACTTCAGGAGGCTGATCTTACTATCAGGACCACCTTTGAACACCTGTGCTCCTTCAGCATACTTAGCGTTTACGGCTTTGAATTTATCCATGTACTTCTGACCAAGGCCGGGAATCCTCTCCATAGCTTTGTTCAGGGCAACGGATATTTGTAAATTTTCATAAGTTTGGGCGGGTCGCAGTTCTTTTCCAGCATATGCTGCCCTGCGAAGATCGCTATCAATCTCACGAAGATTACCTACTTTCAAATCCTCACCCTTAGCTTTGCCTAATCGTATAGAACCATCAGGCTTAACAGACAAACGCGATGTCAGCCGAACAGGCAAGTCTGAAGACGGGATGCTTAGTTTTTGTAAGATCAGCGAAGGCTCAAACCCAGTTTCTTTTGAAATAGACTCCACAATATTTTTTAGCTGTGCACTGGTCAGTACTTTTGCGTTAGCACTTTGAAGCAACGGTGAACCATAGAAATCTTCGCCCTTCATCACTCTTTGAAATGCGCTGTAGTTATTATATATGGCTTTGCCAGCGTTCTCCTTGAACTTGTAGACATTCTTTGCCGCTATGTCAGCCTGTCCAAACGGAGTTTTGTTGTAGTTCTCGAAAAGATCATATACCTTCTTAGCAGTCTCGTTGTTTGATTTTGTCATAATCCCCCGATAATAGTTAATGATCGATTGAGGATCGGGGGCAACAGCGCCTTTGTTTATCTGTGACTGCGCTCCTTGCATCTTGCTGATAAATTCACGAGCTTCCTGTACATTAACACCGCCGCCAAACTTCCTGCCAGTTGCCTCAAGCCTAGAAAGCATACTGCCTAGGGGACTGCCAGATTGAGACACCAATGTGTGCAATGTCATAAAAGGAACATCTGCATCTGGGACCATTCCTTTGGCGGCTTCCCTAGCTGCAACATAGTCTGCGGCAGTGATCTGAGGTATGGGAGTGTCTACCTCGTCTACTGCCCCTTTTATGTTTTTCAATTTTCCAGCGGCTGCTCCTACACCACGAAACAAAGTGTCTGGTACGATACTTGCCCCGAAGACAATGGCACCCTCTAGGCCAATACGGCCAAGAAGATCACCATTGGACTCTAGCTGTTGGTCTTGCAAAGACTGTACTGCTTCTATCCCTACGTTTGCAGCGACGTCTCCGAATGCAGCTTGAAAACCCCTAGCTGCAATGCTTCTACCGAGTAAACCACCAAGTAAGCCCATGCTGCTACCACCAGTTACAGGCGCTAATGCTACGGCGGCTGTTGCAGCAGCGGCTTTGATTGCCTCTGGGGCAACATCTACAAGATCATGGTACGAGAAAGGAGCAATGGCTGAATCAACCAGAACCTTCCTTTCATCTGTAACATCGTACCCAGCCTGTCTGCGACCTTCCGGGCGAATGAAGGCTTTGCCGTATTCGGTAAACCCCCAATTGCCTTGTCCAAACTTCTGATTTAAGACATTAGAATACTCTTCAGCAGTAGACGCAGCCGCCAAGTCATAACGAAGACCAGCATCTTTGATCTCTGATTTAAAATCATATTCTGTGTCGTAGTCAGCGTACCTGCCCGTTTCTGCTGCAAGCACAGGGAAGTTTGACAAAATGTAGTTGTTAAGTTCTGCATCATTCAAATTGTCAGGCACACGTACTTGACGACCGTCTATCAGGGTTGCTGTTGCCATTCTTATTCAACCTTTGTAAATACGTTTCCAGACATCGCCTGAGTTGACAATAACCTTTGCGCTCTCTCTTGACCCGACTTGCCCCCACCGAAAATGTCAACTAGGCTTCTAACTTTACGAGAATGGGCCGCAGACATCTTGGCGGCTACTCTTTTATATTGATCTCTAATTCTTTCATTAGATGTTAAGAGGCTTGGTTTTTGTATTATTTGAGCAAGCAGTACATAGTCAGTTCTGCTCAAGTCTCTGCCAAAAAGTCTTGACTCAGCTAGGCTAGCTTTGATTGTATCTGCCATATCTGATACGTTCTGTTGATTAGATGGGTCTAGGTTTAAGCCAAAAAGGTTACCAAGTTGGGTTGCTAAAGTTTTAGCAGACTCTATGGCTCCAGAGGCTTGGTTAGCGCCAAGAAACTTGTTTATTTCTTGAATTGTATTTACTGCTCCAAACGTGCTCCCTGCGCTTTGCAATAAGTCTTGGACCTGCGAAGTTCCGAGTGCTTTACGATAATCCGCACCACCGTCACCAGCTTTAATCTGCTCTTTTGCAAGCTCAAGACCTATCTCTCTTTGCTTCTGAGCAGCAGCAGCCCTAGCGGCCTGTACATCCAGAGCAGACTCACTGAACGCAGCCAAGGGACCAACGCCGTACTGGCGCTCTGCCCGTGCCATGCCCTGTAGGGTAGACAACAGACCTGATCGTGCCATGCGCTCTAACAGTTTACTTTCTCCCGCTTCGTTTCCAATCCTTATCGCATTGTTGGTCACACGTGCGGGGTCTTTTTCATTTTCCCGTTCTTGAACTTGTCTCATCTCTTGAGCTTGTCTCATCTCTTGAGCTTGTCTCATATACTGTTCAGCAGGTGTTTCTGCCTGTTGGGTTGGGCCTATCAGCCCAGTTCTTTCTCCACCAGTATTTACTCCCCCCAAAGGAACAGCAACTATGTTCTGCGGCCCAATGTTAGGATCGGCCAATAGACCTAGTGTATTTATTCCAGCAGTAGGAGAACCACCAAAACGCCTCATTTGTCCTCTATTAGAACGTGTCGTAGACAACTCACGGCGTATCTCTTCCAAAGAAAGAGGAGGGTTATTTACGCGAGCTGCTCTTCGTGATTCAACGCTCATGATCTATCTCACACTAAATATTTGATTGGATTATTACGGATGCTCCTAGACAACAAACCGCCTAACAACTTTGAAATCTGTTGATTGTACTGCGCTGAACTCATCAGATAGTTGGGTACTTGGTAGGGGTTCTGTGTTGCCCTGTATCCTACGCTTCCACTCGGAACACCCGGTCCTTTTTGTGGACCTTGAGAGAACAGTGCTCCTTGTTTTGTAGGCTTCCCCATTTTACCGAGTTCTTTAAGAGCTTTCTCAGGATCAAAACCAGATTTTCCAACATCGCCAAACAAAGAAAAATCTTCGTCATCCCCTGACATGAAAGCTTCTTTAATTTCATCAGGAGGGTCTACCTCTACCCCATCCTTAAAGTATGTAATTTTGTCCCCGTCTATTGTAGCAGTGTAGCCTTCTTCGCCTAGTTTACCTTCATCGTAATCACTAAAAGCATCCTCTATAGAACTACCAACGTAGTCCGCAGCACTTTCAAGATTTCTTCCAATAGCTCCCATCACAGTGCTCCATAGTTGACCATCAGGTATCCATCCGGTCCGGTGATGACTGCCTCTGGTACGATCTTCTGCACTTCTTGTGCAAGCACTCCAAACTCTACCTGATCACCGGCAAGCTCCTTGCCCTTTTCGTTCCACTTCCACTTGTAAATCTTGATGCCATTTTCAAGCTTGCCTACGAAGGTGATCTCATTTTTGAGCCTAACGTCAGACATGAAAGAAGCACCAGTAGCAGCAGCACTAGCAATCTGACTGAACGGGCTTGGGCCACCGGCAAAGCCTTGGCTACCAAAACCGCTAGTGGTCTGCTGCATCTGTGTGCTGCTACCAAGACCGGCCAATCCGCCAAACAGGTTGGTAAGCGTTACAAGCTGTGCTCTACGTGCTTCCTGTTCCTGCTGCGCCAACCTTGCTGCATCAGTGGCCCTAGCTGCACCCCTAGCCTCTACATCTTTACCTATGGCCTCTTGCAGAGCCGCTGGTGTTAGCTGGGCTTGCAAGGCTTGCTGTGACATTCCCGGTGCTCTCTGGGCAGCGGCTATCCGTCGGGCTTCAGCCTGTTGCAGTGCAGTAGACATCTGACGCTGGGCTAGCTCTTCTCGCTTCTGCTGCTGTAGCGTCTGTAGCTCACCTAGGGCAGTAGAGCCTAGACCAAACTGACCAGCTTCTATGGCCTGTTGCTGGGCAACCTGCTTGTCGCGTTCAGTCATCTCCCTAGCTTGCTGTGCTATCGTCCCTAGCTGTGCTTGGTAGATAGGGTCTTGACTAGGATCAGCTAGTCCCCTAGCGATATCGGCTTGACCAAGTTGCATGAACTGCGGGGCTAGATTAGCAGAGGTCTGTCCTACCTGTCCGTAGATGTCTCTAGCTGCTAACGTCTGCGCTGCGTCAGAGGGAACCAGACTACCCGTGAACAGTGTAGGGTCTTCTGTAAAAGTCTGCCTAATCTCAGGTAAAATCTGTTCAATAAACGGCTCTACCGGAGCATACGGCTTGATCTCAGACGAGCCACTAGACGCCGACTGAAACGGCGTGGATACCACTACTGGGGGAGGAGATTTAAATATACTGCCCATCTTATAGTTCCTTTACAATCGTAACGTTTTTAACTGTGTATCCCATCGGACCAAACCTCCGTTCCCAACCTTTTCTGCCGGGTATTTCTACAAACTTAGCGCCTTGCTTCCTGTAGTAGTCTTCCAGTGCTGGCATCATTGTTTCAAAATGGAACTTACCAGCAGTAGCTTCTGAAATTATTCCAGTCTGCTCTGGATAATTGGCCACCCCTATCATCAGGCATCCTGTTATTTCTTGACCTTCTACGGCTACCCACATATCACTATAGCCCTGAAGAAACTTATTGAACAGAAACTCAGGCTTTATGTACGTCTGGTTATTACTTCTCCTGATAGAATCGGCTATGAACTTTATGCACTTGCCAATTTTGTTATGAACATCAGGATGATTTCTGTTTAATCTTTTATAGCTTAACCCAAACGCCGTTGGAGTCGTAAAAGTATATTCCTTCTCCGCTTCCCGGATTCCAGCCAGTTCCATCTGCATATCTTATGTTTCCTTGTTGGGGCTTTTCAGGCGCTACTGTTGTTACATCTAAGTGACCGTCGCGCACCAAGTCTAGCACAGGCCGTATTTCCAATAGCATACTGTCTATGAACCTAGGAATGTCCTCTATATCCGTAGGACACAACGTAGGATCAAAGCGGAGAAACTCTCTGCTCATCGGTCGGATACCACTTCTGATTCAACAGTGTATCCAGACAACCTGAATTGGGTGACAGCTTCGCTTTCTATCTTGATGGCCATGAACCTGCCACGCACTCTACAGTCTACCTTATTGTCTACGCCTATGTTAAACGGCACAGAGGGGCTGTAGGTTACCCCGGCAAAAGGCTGTAGCTCAGCGCCTATACTGATGTTGACAACGCCAGTACCCTCTATGCGGGGGAATACTCTGGTTATTGCCTTAACAGCATCTGTGCGACCAGCGTGTAACCCCCTGCGCTCAAGGGTGGTCAAGAAGTTTGTACCATCGAAGGTAGTTCCAGAGTCTGCCAAGTAGAACTTCGTATCAGACGT